CGCACGCTGATTACCACCGCAGCCACCACGCCGCTGGCCCGCGACATTGCCGCGACTCTCTCGCCCTCGGGCGGGCAGAATATGTGGCTCACCGGGCTGTCTGCTACGGGCAACGCGCCTGCGACGCACTACGTCAGCACCGGGCTAATCTCGCCTGAGTTCGCCATGCTCGTTCCCGAGCAGGTGTGGGAGCAGGACGCAAACGGCGACTGGGTGCAGACGGGCAGCAGCCCCGGCGACCCGGTGATGTGCTATCAGATGTGTGTGGCTGGCGGGCTGACCGTCACGCAGGCGCAGGTGAATGCGGTGTATGCCGCGGCTGATGTGACGCAGCAGGAGCCGTTTACGGCGTTTGCGCGGCTGGGCTTGCTGATGGTGCAGGAGCCGCTGTGATGCCGCCTATTGACAAGCAGGCGCACTTTTGGTGGGGTTGGGCTATTGCCGCAACCATCTACCCGCTGGGGTTCTGGCTTGCCATTTTTTGTGCGATTATCGTCGGAGCCGCCAAGGAACTGTGGGACAAGAAAGGTCATGGTGTACCTGACGTAAAAGATTTCTACGCCACGTTCTTTGGTGGAATAACCGGTGCCGTGGTATGTTTAGTGCTAGGGAAAATAGCAAATGGCTAAGTCACCCGCTTGGACTCGTAAGGAAGGTAAGAGCGAGGCTGGTGGCTTGAATGCCAAAGGTCGTGCTTCCTACAACAAGGCCAACCCCAGTAAGCCGGGACTCAAGGCTCCGCAGCCTAAGGGTGGCCCCCGTCGCGATTCATTCTGCGCTAGGATGAGTGGTATGAAGAAGAAGCTGACTTCGGAGAAAACAGCCAACGACCCTAATAGTCGTATCAACAAAAGCCTTCGGGCGTGGAACTGCTGATATGTCACACCACGACTGGAGCGATACCGTTAAATACATTATGGATGGGATATCCGTAGTGACGGCTGTAGGAACAATAATTAACATGCTTCCAGCAGTCGCAGCGCTATTTACCATCGTATGGACGGGAATTCGTATCTACGAGTCCCAGACTGTTCAAAAACTACTTGGTAAGGATAAGAAATGAACCCTCAAGCTAAAAAGAAAGGCGGCATGATGTTTGGCGGCAAAAAGCGCGGCATGCCCGCTGCTCTTAACAAGGGTAAGACCAATCACGGCAAGATGGCTAAAGGAGGTCACGTGAAGAAAATGGCAATGGGTGGCCTTGGCGCTGGCATGGGCGCGTCTGCTCCGATGACTCCCGATATACAACAGCAGGTCAACTTTGCACGGTCTAGTGAGGGTATGTCTCCCATTAGTGGCGTCATGAATGTCCCTGCTGGGGCAAGAACTATGATGCCGGGGGGCTTTACTGGTGGCGGTTTTAATCAACAGCAGCCCCCTATGGGCCGTATGGGTCGTCCTAATATGGGCGGGATGCAGGGTGGTCAGAGCGGCGGCATGCAAGCAATGGCTAAGGGCGGCAAGGTTGGCTACTCCAAGATGGAGAAGGAACATGTTTCTGCAATGAAGAAGCATGGCGTTCCTAAGAAGTTCATCAAGCAAGAAGAGAAAGAAGCCGAGGAAGAAACTGGCATGAAGAAGGGTGGTAAGGTCAAGCCAAACTTTGCCAAGATGTTTGGTAACAAAATGAAGCCCCCCGGCATGAACACGGGCGGCATGGCTGGCTATAAGAAGGGCGGCATGGCCTGCGGCGGCATGAAGAAGTACGCCAATGGCGGTCAGGTTCTTAGCGCTGGCGACCGTAACGAGAAGGCGGGCGGCGACCAAGAGATGAAGATGCGTGAGGATATCGCTGCCAAGAACCGTATGCGCGGCCCCGGTCGTGGCCCTCTCAGCCGCAATGGTATGAAGGACAAGCCGTTTGGCTACGCTCGCGGCGGTGGTATCGAGGCCCACGGCAAGACCAAGGGTTCGATGGTCAAGATGGCCTCCGGTGGCTCGGTCTCGTCTCGCGCTGACGGCATTGCCTCTAAGGGCAAGACCAACTGCAAGATTTGCTGATGCGCCCGTCTCGCGGCATGGGAGCTATCGCCCCGTCTAAGCAGCCAAAGAAAATCCGGCGCAAGGATGGGGCGGAGGTTGACGTGTACGCCGCTGGCGGTGACACTGGCTCCAAAGTAAACGAGGCTGGTAACTATACTAAGCCAAGTATGCGTAAGTCGCTGTTCAACAGGATTAAGAGCAGTGCTACGCAGGGTACTGGGGCGGGTCAGTGGAGTGCCCGTAAGGCGCAGTTGCTTGCCAAGCAGTACAAGGCCAAGGGTGGGGGATACAAGGATTGAAAGCTCCGCAGCAGTCCCTCAAGGCGTGGGGCGACCAGAAATGGCGTACCAAGTCTGGTAAACCGTCTAGCAAGACGGGAGAACGCTATCTGCCAGAAGCCGCCATCAAGTCGCTGAGTTCTGCGGAGTATGCGGCGACTACCCGCGCCAAGCGTAAGGGTAAAGCTGCGGGCAAGCAGTTTGTTGCTCAGCCCAAGGGCATTAGCCAGAAGACCCGCTCCTTCAGGAACATGGGGAAGTAAATGGTCGCGTATACCACAGGTTTAACGGACTTTAACCTTGACCTTAATGCCATCGTGGAAGAGGCGTTCGAGCGTTGCGGTGTCGAGTTACGCTCTGGCTACGACCTGCGTACTGCTCGCCGTTCTCTTAATCTCTTGTTTCTTGATTGGGCAAATCGTGGCATTAACCTGTGGACGGTTGAGCAAGGTCAGCAAGTTCTGACCTACAACGACGACACCTATGACCTACCTGTAGATACGGTGGACTTGCTTGATCACGTTATCAGGACAGGAACTGGTACCAATCAGACTGACATTACGATCACCCGTATCTCGGGTAGCGTTTACTCCGCTATCCCTAATAAAAATGCTACGGGACGTCCAATCCAGATCTGGGTTAACAGGCAATCTGGCGCTTCTACCGTCGCCTCTACTAGCTATCCGCAGTTTATAATTTGGCCCAAGCCTGACAATTCTACGACCTACACTCTTGTTTACTGGCGCTTGCGTCGGATGCAGGAAGCCGGAAACGGCATCAACGGGCAGGACATACCGTTTCGATTCCTTCCTTGTATGGTTGCTGGTCTGTCATACATGTTATCTATGAAACTACCCGGTGCGGAAGCGCGTGCCCAGATGTTGAAAGCAGAATATGATCAGCAGTGGCAGTTGGCAGCGGAAGAAGACCGTGACAAGTCCCCAATCCGGCTTGTCCCGCGACAGATGTTTTAGGTGATGTATGAGTGGTAGTCGGTTTGCCTCTGGTAAATACGCGATTGCCATGTGTGATCGCTGCGGGTTTAAATACAAGCTGAAGCAGTTGAAGACCTTGGTCATCAAAACCAAGAACGTTAACATCAAGGTCTGCTCGGAGTGTTGGGAACCTGACCAGCCACAGTTGCAGCTTGGTATGTACCCCGTCAATGACCCACAGGCGGTACGTGAGCCGAGACCGGATACTAGCTATTACACCCCAACGGGTACAAGTGGCGGTGACGGTGGTAGTCGAGTCATTGAGTGGGGGTGGAACCCCGTTGGCGGGGCAAGTGCTTTTGACGCTTTTCTGACCCCGAATGGTCTGGGCACCACTTGCTCAGTTAATAGCGTAGTAGTCTTGTAAGGAGTATTTATGAAGATGGACCAGAAGACGATGAAGGCTGTCGCCAAGGGCGAGGTCAAGGGCCATGAGAAGCGCATGCACGGCATGAAAGCTGGCGGGCCGACTTCGATGGACATGAAAAAGTTTGGGCGTAATATGGCCCGTGCCAAGAACCAGCGGGGTGGCTAACATGTCTGTATATAAACAGCCGCAGTCGGTCAAGGTTGAAAAGGGTAATGGCTACCCACAGACCGATATTGGCAAGAACAATATCATGGTCAAGGGTCGCTGGCCTTCGGATACTGGCATGAAGACGTATGGCACCATGCGTGGTGCGGGCGCTGCCACCAAGGGCAAGAAGTTCCTTAACTCGGATAACGAGCCCGGCCCGAGGACGTAATGAACTACGTAGCTTCTGGAACATCTTCATCGAACTTGTGGTACGCCATTCAGGAGTACACCGAGAACTTTGAAACGTCTTTTATTGCCAACATACCAAACTTTGTTCAGTTGGCGGAAGAGCGGATTTACAATTCCGTCCAGATTCCGGCTATCCGGAAGAACCAAACTGGTACTATGACCGCTAATAATAAGTATGTCACACTACCAACGGATTGGTTAGCTACGTTTTCGTTAGCTGTCATTACTCCAACTACTCAGGCCCAAACGTTCTTGTTGAACAAGGACGTAAACTTTATCCGTGAGGCTTTCCCGACCCCTACGTACACCGGAACGCCGTCGCACTACGCACAGTTTGATGCTACGACCCTCCTCGTCGGGCCAACCCCCGACCTGTCGTATGATATCGAGCTGCATTACTATTACTACCCCGAGAGTATAGTAACTGCTACTACTAGCTGGCTGGGCACCAATTTTGAAACTGCCTTGCTTTACGGCGCACTGCGTGAGGCGTATCAGTACATGAAGGGTGACGCAGATATCACCGCCCAGTACGAGGCCAAGTATCAGGAATCACTTGACTTGCTGAAACAACTCGGCGATGGCAAGGATAGGATGGATACTTACCGTAGCGGACAAGTTAGGGTGCCAGTGAGATGATAACTCAAGGTCAATGCGGCAGTTTCAGGGCGGAGTTGCTGAATGGCTATCATGCGTTCAGTTCCGCGTACCGTGCTGCCGACACGTTTAAGATTGCCCTATATTTGCCTACAGCAGACCTCAATCCCGCGACCACGATGGTCTATACTACTGTGGGTGAGATATCTGCTACTGGATACGCGGCTGGCGGGTTGGTGCTTACGCCTACCGCCCCGGCATATTCGGGCACTACGGCATACGAGTCGTTTGATAACGCGGTGTGGACTTCTAGCGATATCTTGGCAACAGGGGCTTTGATTTATAACTTTACTCAGGGCAACAAAGCCGTCTGCATCCTCAACTTTGGGGGCAACAAAACGCCGACTGGCGGGACGTTTACGGTGCAATTTCCGGTAAATGGCTCTACTACGTCTGTCCTTCGGTTTTACTAAGGTCAAGAGGTAAGCATGATTTGGGTACCGGTAGATAATTCCCAAACGCCAAGTTGGGTTCTTGTTAACGATGCCCAGACTAGTGCATGGAGTCCGGTTGATGATTCTCAGGCTGGTAGTTGGTCTCCAGTCTTACCATAGGTGAAACATGGCTACTTATTCTACTAACCTTGCTATTACCCTACCCGCTGATGGCGAGTACTCCGGTACGTGGGGTCAGATTACCAATACTAATCTTGGTACTCTGCTGGAACAGGCGGTTAGCGGGTACGTTACTCAGGGGGTCGTTAGCGGCACTGACACTTCGATCACTATCCCCAACGGTGCTACGGGCGTGGCCCGTAACATGTACCTTCAGTTGACTGGCACGGGTGGCGCTAGCACAAACCTGATTGTTCCAGCCAACAAGAAGCTATATTTTATTTATAACGCCACTGCTGGTCAGGTCACTGTAAAAACAGCAACCCCCGGTATTTCCGTGCCCGCTGGCGCAAAAATGATTCTTGTCTCTAACGGCACAGACATTGTAGACGCGGTTAGCTATTTTTCTTCTTTGGTTGCGGGGTCTATCAACAGTACTCCGATTGGTGCGACCACTGCTTCAACTGGCGCGTTTACCACGCTTAGTGCTACGACCAGCCTTACTACTACGTACATGGTGGTAAACGGGGCAACCGTCCCGGCTAACGGTGTCTACCTCCCATCAGCTAATACGCTGGGCTTTAGCTCTAACACGACCTCCCGTGCCACGGTTAACTCTACTGGTAACTGGAACTTCGTTGCTGGCACTACTGGCGTCACTGCCACGTTTAACTCGTTCAGCGGTACGCACTCCGTACAGATTGGCGACACCGCCAATACTAAGTATAACGCTGGGTTCCTTGAAACCCCGGTCAATGCATCGACTGGTGTAACCATTACGCCGGTACTAGCGGACTCGGGCAAGACGTTTTACTTCACGGGTGCCACAGCTCCTACGGCAACCATCCCGGCTAACGGTAGCGTTGCCTATCCCACGGGTACGGTATTGACCTTTATTAATGACGCTTCTGCTGCTGTAAGTATGACAATCGCTATTACCACTGATACTATTCAATTGGCGGGTACGGGTACAACTGGCTCTAGAACGCTTGCTCGTTACGGTATAGCCACGGCGGTAAAAGTGACATCCACCAAGTGGATTATTAATGGTACGGGACTTACCTGATGAGCGCTATTTTAAATACGCTATTTGCCGCAAAGGGTAGGACATCTATCTATACCGGTGACCTTACGTCGGGTACTATTCCTTCCGGAATTAGTACTTTTTACGGGCTTTTTGACGCTCTTGGCGGTAGCATATCCCCCGCTACTTTTACGGGGGCGGGAACTACGCTTACTGTAAAAAGAACATACGACCTTGTTAATTCCACCACCCCTATATATACCTCAGTTATACAGATTAGTGGTTTTATTTCTGACCCCGGTGCTACGTTTATATCCACTGCTCAATGGGGTACTGGGTCGTTATTATCACGAATTGCATATACGTATACAGCGGGCACCCCCAACCTAGGTACTTGGACTTTTTCATTAACTGCTACTCCTAACTTTGGTCTTCAAGCTGGTGCTGGTACAACCCAAACACTCTATATTTTTGGGTAACAAACAGTGATTAGCACTTTCCTAGCATTGCTTATATCCGTCACTGACGGAGATACCTTTAAAGCCCGAGTCCTAGTTTGGGATGGGATCGAAGTAGTTACGGCTGTGCGCCTTGCGGGTATTGATACCCCCGAGTTGAAGGGTAAATGCGTCGCTGAAAAGGTGCTTGCGCTTAAGGCCAAGGCGCGTCTTGCGGAACTCTTGGTTGGCACCATCGTCATTTCCGAGATAAAGCCTGACAAATTCTCCGGTCGTGTCGATGCTATCGTTACTGTTAATGGTCAAGATGTCGCGGGCATTCTTGTGGCTGACGGACTGGCTAGACAATATACAAGTGGTACCCGTGGGAGTTGGTGTCTATGATTCCTATCGTGACTGCCCTGCTGGGTAAGGGGCTTAACCTCGTCGCCAACGCTGTGATGGCGAAAGGTAAGGATTGGGTGGAGAATAAGCTCGGCGTTGAGCTTAAGCCTGATATGACCAGCGAGGACTACGCCAAACTCCAGATTGCTCAGATGCAGCATGAAGAAGAACTTCTCAAGCTGAAACTGGAGGACAACAAGCTTGACCTCCAAGAGCTAGACATGCGACTTAAGGACACCGACAGTGCGCGTAACCGCGAGACGCAGATCGCTACTTCGGAAAAAGCACCTCTCATCAATAAGGTCGTTACTCCGGTGCTGGCGCTTGGCGTTACTGCACTCACGTTCATTCTTTTCGGAATCCTCTTGTTCGATGACTCTCCTGTAGAACCAAGCCGTAAGGACATTCTTGTATACGTGCTGGGTGCTTTGACCGCTATCTCCACGCAGGTCATTTCGTACTACTTCGGTAGCTCGATTGGAAGCAAGGAAAAGTCTGCCCAGCTAGACAAGGTGTTGAAATGAGCCTCGTTGTTGAGCAAGCACAGTTCTTGATGGATGTCTGCAAGCTGGTGGTGTTTGCCACCAAGCAGGGCTTCGTAGTCACGGGCGGTGAGCTGTTCCGCACTCCGGAGCAGCAAGAAATCTACGTGAAGACTGGGCGCTCCAAGACCATGAACAGCTACCACCTAAAGCGGTGCGCGGTTGACCTAAACTTCTTTAAGGGCGGTGAGCTGATTTACGACATCAAGGTGCTTGGCCCTGTTGGTGCGTACTGGGAAAGTCTTAGCCAGAAGAACTCTTGGGGTGGTAACTGGAACTCCTTTAAGGATGTTCCTCACTTTGAAAGGCGCGTCTAATGCCGCTTACCAAACTTACGTTAAAGCCCGGAATAAACAAAGAAGGTACTAGCTACTCCAACGAGGGCGGGTACTACAACTGCGACAAAATCCGGTTCCGTTCCGGATACGCAGAAAAAATTGGTGGGTGGCGCAACCAATCGTATAACTACACGTACAGTGGCGTGTGCCGTTCTATGTTTAACTGGGTGCCGTACGATTCCTCTAACCTGCTTGCTATGGGCACTAGCCAGAAGTTCTACATTGAAAACGGCGGTCAGTACTACGACATCACGCCCATTCGCAGCGGGCCTACCACGCTAGCTGCTACACCTATTGCTACTAGCACTGCTAGTAAATTAGTTACAGTAACCGCTGCTTTGCACGGCGTTACATCGGGCACTTTTGTCATTATTACGTCTACGGCGGCGGTGGGCGGTTTGACTATTAGTGGTGAGTATCAAGTCATCGCTACACCGACCGTGAATACTTTCACTATCGCAAGTACCACCGCTGCTTCGACTAACGCAACGGGTGGCGGTACCGTTACGGTTACTTACCTGCTTAATGCCGGTGGTTCTACGCTAACTGTCGGCCTTGGTTGGGGTGCTGGGTCATGGTCTTCTGGCGGTTGGGGCAGCTCTGCTTCGTCTACTAGTCTGGTTCCCCTACGCTATTGGGCCAGTGATATCTATGAACAAAACCTTGTTTTCTGTCAGGTAGGCGGTGGCGTCTATTATTGGGCAAAAGACACCGCTACGTATCCTCGGGCAATAACGCTGGAAACGGCTTCCAACGCTACGACTAAAACTTCAAAGTCCACCACCACTAGCCCTGTGGGTATTAGCTTTGCTTTGGGGTCGCCTAGCGTTGTCGTTGACACCACTGACGGTATAAATACAGGCAGCGTGATATCCGGAACTGGTATTCCTACTGGATCATACGTCCCCGAAACTTGGAATTTTAGCACCACAATACCGCTGTACCTAAACGGTGCCCCTACCGTAACTACCGCAAACGCCTCTGGTACGTATACCTTTAGTTATGCCGGGCGTCATGTGCCCGAACAGACTAGCTTTATTTTAACCTCCGATACGTCTGCTTTTATTATGGTGTTTGGCTCTAGTCCGTATATTTCAACAAATTTTAGCCCAACTTATGACCCTATGCTTGTGCGCTGGTCTGACCAAAATAACCCGTTTGAATGGGTTCCTGAAGTCACTAATCAGTCGGGTGAGCAGCATCTGTCCAATGGTTCGTACCTTGTAGCTGCGGTAAACACCCGACAGGAAATCCTCGTATTCTCAGATGCTGCTGTCTATTCGATGCAGTACGTTGGTCCGCCATACGTCTGGAACTTCTCGTTGATTGGCGACAATACGTCCGTCATTTCTTGTAACGCGGTTATTTCAATTAACACCATCGTTTACTGGATGGGCGTAGACAAGTTTTACCTGTACAACGGTAGGTTGGAAACGCTGTCTTGTACGCTATGGAAATTTGTTTACGACAACCTAAACCGGGCACAGCAATCTCAAGTGGTTTGCGGTTCTAACGAAGGTTTTAGTGAGGTATGGTGGCATTATCCGTCATCTAATAGCATGGTAAATGATAGTTACATCATTTATAACTATCTTGAACAAACATGGTATTACGGTACGTTAAACCGTTCCTACTGGCTAGACTCACCCCTACGCTCTAGTCCTATGGCTGCGTTTAGCGTGCAGACTTCTGTTCTGGCCCAAGACCTGACTACCACTATTACCACTATCACATTGACTGACGGCGCAAGCTATCCGGCGTCTGGCACTGTCACGATTGACGCGGAACAAATTACGTACACCAGCATCAGTAGTAACTCACTACTTAATTGCGTACGAGGGGCGAATAGCACCACTCCCGCTACCCATACTACGTATACCCCTGTCACGTATAACGTGCCTAATCAAATTATGTTCCATGAAGTTGGTACTGATGACCAATCAACTACCACTACTCTGCCAATAGTCTCGTACCTTGAGTCGTCAGATATCGACATTGATGACGGGTATAACTTTGGCTTTGTGTGGCGCATCATTCCCGACATGACCTTCCGTGGGTCTACCGGTGCTTCTCCACAGGCAATTTTGTCTCTTAAGGCTCGGGTTAACTCAGGTAGCGATTACACCACGGCGTTTACCGACCCAGCCAATGTCACTAGGACTGCCACTATCCCCGTGGAGCAGTACACCGGACAGGTCTATACCCGTATCCGAGGAAGGCAAATGGCCTTCCGCATAGACTCCACAGAAGTCGGTACCGCGTGGCAGGTAGGCGCGATGCGTATTGATATCCGACCGGACGGACGCCGATGATAAAAGGTGGCTTGCGGAACATAACTTCTCCAAACTTCCCGGTCGCGCTGCCCCAGTACGAACAGAAGTTTATGGATCAATTTATTAATGTATTAAGGTTAAACACAAATACATTAGCAAATGCTATTAACTCCCCAAAAGTATTTGGTTCGTTTTATAGTAACGTACGCCAAACTAATGCTGGTGTAGCCGCTGTTAATTTAATTACGTATAATAATACAGTAGTTACATATGGCACGGTGGTAAATTCACCCGGTTCACGTATATATGTATCAGAAAACGGAATTTATAATCTTCAATTTTCGGTTCAGTTAGACAAAACCGGCGGCGCGGCGGCGGATATATACATTTGGCTACGTCAGAACGGTGTAAACGTACCGAACAGCGCTGGTAAAGTGGTTGTTCAGGGTGCTAATACTGAACTAATTGCTGCGTGGAACTACGTCGTACTACTGTCTGCCAATGACTACCTAGAAATTGCGTGGGCGTCTACGGACACTGCGGTTGTAATTGAAGCTTTTGCCGCTGCCACCGGCCCCCCGTCGATCCCCGCCATTCCTTCTGTAATTGTTACTATCTGTTGGGTATCAAATACTCCAATTTAGGCGTACTATTTGGCTATCATTTGGAGAAAAAAATGAGCCTCCACCATCTTGCCCGACACCTCGCCACAAAAGGGCGTGGAGAAGACTCTGTACTGATTCACATGACCCCCAAGGAAGTCGCTGGGCTGCAATCGCTTGCTCGCGCTAATGGTGGGTCTTTGACTGTTAACCCTAGCACTGGACTTCCTGAAGCTGGATTCCTGAGCGCCATCCTGCCCATGATTGCAGGTGCTGCTGCTACGCTTTTGACTGGTGGTGCGGCGGCTCCCATTGTGTCGGCCCTTGCCGGTGCCGGTGCCGGTGCTGTGACCAAAGGTGCTACGTCCGGTGACTGGTCGGCTGGCAGCTTGCTCGGCGGTGCGCTGAGCGGCTTCGGCGGTGCGGGTGTTGGCAGTGCGCTGGGTACCGCTGGTGGCGTTGGTGCTGCTGGTGCTGGTACAGGTGCTGTAGAAGGTCTAGGCGCTGGGCCTCTTGGTGCTGGGCTTGTTGAAACAACAGCTCCTGTGGTTGAGCAGTCCCTTGGTGCGATGGGTACGGGGCTTGTTAACTCCTTCTCCAGCGTTCCGGGGCTTGAAAGTCTTGCTGGCAATATCGGCATGATGCCCGCTGGCGCTGCTCTTGCGGGCGGCGCTCAGGCTATGCAGCCTAAGCCGTATGAGTACGACCCCAAAAATGAAGCCCCGACAAAGTATAAGCGGACTAAGTATAACCCCGGTGAGATCAATACAACTGACCCGGATAAGCCATACTTTATTGGGCAGGGGTTTGGCCCATACGAAGAATACACGATGGCTGAAGGTGGTGAGGTAAAGGATGAGAAGCCGATGGCTGCTCCTGCCGCTGTTAGTGCAACGCAGTCCTCTGGTCCGTTGGCTGACTACCTTAGCAGCTTGAATAGGCAGTTGGTATCGCCCGTTTCGTGGTCTCAGGAACGGCAGGGTATGCCGAAGCCGACTGCAACTACGACTGAACCGTCTACCAATCCGTCTGTCAATCCGTATAACGAGTACCTTTCAAACTTCCGTGGTACTGGCCTTTTTGGAGGCGCTATCAATGAGGCTCTCTCCCGTGCTGGCTATGGCGGGGGGGTTATGGGCGGTATGGGTACGCCGCAATATCGGTACGACGGTGCTACTGGGAAGTTTGTTAATTCCCGTGATACATCCGTGACTAACCCCGCTACGACTAACCCCGCTACGACTAACCCCGCTACGACTAACCCCGCTACGACTAACCCCGCCGTTGACTACTCCATGTATCCCGGACTTCGGGACTACATGCGGAATAACAACATAGGTCAGCAGCCTGACGTTACGCCCACGACTAACCCCGCTACGACTAACCCCGCTACGACTAACCCCGCCGTTGACTACTCCATGTATCCCGGACTTCGGGACTACATGCGGAATAACAACATAGGTCAGCAGCCTGACGTTACGTCCACGACTACTCCAACTACTCCGGCTACTACGCCTGAATATACTTTGCCGATGTCCTATGAAGAGCCCCCCCCTGTAAATATCTATTCTCCGTATAACCCGTACCCTACGTCTACCGAAGAAAGTTATTCTCCTCCTAGCAGGAGCAGGGCTGAAGGACGGATGGTACAACGTGCAAGTGGTGGTGGTATTGGGTCACTGAATACCTCATCGCTTGGCGGCTATTCGGACGGCGGCAGGTTGCTGCGTGGTCCCGGCGACGGTGTGTCGGATGATATTCCGGCTACTATCCATCGTAATGACGGCAGCAAGCAGGAAGCCCGATTGGCTGACGGCGAGTTTGTCATTGACGCGCAGACGGTATCTAGGCTTGGCAATGGTTCGACCGAGGCTGGTGCAAAAAAGCTCTACGCCATGATGGGCCGTATCCACACTATCAAGACTAAGCCGGGTAAAGACCTCCACGCTGACAAATATCTGCCAGCATGAACTACCATCTGAGTTACATTCCTCGGGGTATTCTGACTGAAGTAGTAGCCCAGATTTTACCGTACCTACCGAAGTCCGAAGAGTGGAGCATAGGTAGGTCACACGTTGATGACATCGTTGCGTTCCTATACTCAGGTCAAATGCACCTGATTGGTGTGTACGACAACGATACGCAGAAGATGCACGGGTATGTCATCTGCGAAGTCAAGAATTACCCGCAATACAAAATGCTTATCATGCAGTACACCGCCGGAGAACCCGGTGTTATGCAGCATATCGAAGAGAAGACGCACAAGTTTGTAGAAGACTTTGCCAAAGCTCTCGGTTGCAAGGGCATCGAATTCGTCGGTCGTCCGGGCTGGAAGAAAACCATGCTTAAGCATGGCTACAAAGCGGACACCATTGTGTACGAGAAATTTTTTGAGGGAGAACCACAATGAGCGGCGGCGGTAGCAGCGGACCACAATATTCAGAGTCCACAGTAACTCAACAGGCTATTCCTAAAGAGCTGATGCCGTTTGCGACAGACATGCTCGCACGTACGTCTGCGCTTACTGACCTTAACCAGAACCCTTATCAGCAGTATCAGGGTCAGCAGTTTGCTGGTATCAACCCGCTGCAACAGCAGGGGTACCAAGGTATTTCACAAGCTGGCGTTGCTCCACAGCTTAACGCAGCTACTAGCCTTGCCAGTAATGCAGGGCTTGCCGCAATGGGTGGTAGTAATTACCAACCAGTGAACCAACGTAATTTCTTTAAAACCCCCACTGCTGGGGTTCAGGACATCAACTACACGCGGACACAAGCTCCTCAGTTACAGCAGTATCAGATGGGGCCAGCGCTTGCGGCTCAAGCTCCAAATTTGATGCAGTATCAGATGGGAGGTCCGCAAGAAATTAGCTCGCAAAATTTGTCTGCCTACCAGATGGGTGGCCCGCAGCAGGTTAGCACGCAAGACTTTACGGGTGGTAATGTTAACCAATACATGTCTCCCTACATGCAGAGGGTGGTTGATACCCAAAAGCAGGGGGCTATTCGTGACTATGCTCGTCAGTTGCCGCAGCTTGGTGCTAGCGCTGCCCAAGTGGGTGGTCTTGGTGGTACTCGTAGCGCACTGATGCAGTCGGAAGCCCAGCGTAACTTGCAGAATCAGTTGGGAGACATTGAGGCTACTGGCTCACAGGCTGCGTATCAGAACGCACAGCAGCAGTTTAACGCGCAGCAGCAAGCTCAGCTTCAGGCTCAGCAGGCTAACCAGCAGGCTGGACTTACTGTTGGTCAGCAGAATCTTGGATCACAGCAGGCAGCGCAACAGTTGTCCGCACAGCAGAGGATGCAGGCTCAACTTGCTAACCAGCAGGCTGGACTTACTGTTGGTCAGCAGAATCTGCAATCGTTGCTTCAGACGCAGGGGCTTGGCTCTGGACAAAACCTTCAGGCTCAACTTGCTAATCAGCAGGCTGGTATGAACGTCGGTCAGCAAAACCTGCAATCGTTGCTTCAGACGCAGGGGCTTGGCGCACAGAACACCATGCAGTCTCAGCAGCTCAATCAGGCGGCTCAGCTTCAGGCTCAGCAGCAGGGTTTGGGTCAGCAGCAGGCTCTCAATCAATTTAACCAGCAGAATGCTGGTATGAAGGCGCAGTACGGGTTGTCCGGGGCGCAGTTGGCTGACCAGTCTAGGCAGTTTGGTGCGAATCTTGGCTTGCAGTATCTCCAGCAACAGATGGGTGCGGCAAACACCCTCGGTCAGCTCGGACAGACGCAGTTTGGTCAGCAGATGGGTGCGGCTCAAGCTCAGCAACAGGCGGGTGGACAGCTTCGTGATATTGAACAGCAGCGGTTGGCTGCACAGTACCAGTCGTTCATCGACCAGCAGAACCTGCCGTACCAGCAGCTTGGCTTTCTCTCGGATGTTCTCCGTGGTGTGCCGACAGCGCAGTCGGGGCAGCAGATTTACCGTGCGCCGCCTAGCGTCATGGGTCAGGTGGCAGGTCTTGGTGTCGGCCTTGGTAGCCTAATGGGTAAGGGTACGTAATATGAGCATGGCAACCCCACTGATGAGTGACACGGCGCGGGCATGGTTGGCCTCGCTTAAGGGTGTCCCCCCTGAGCAGCTTAACCAGCACGCTATCAGCGCCGCACAGACTGGCATGATTTCGTTTGGCGATGCTATCGCGCTCAAGCAGATGGCAGACAAGTTGTCGGGTGCTCCTGCACAGAAGGACGCCCCGTCCCCAACAAGCGTGGTGCAAGACCTTAAACAGCAAGTTCAGAACAAGGATATGTATAGCGGAGTTGGGGCGCTTTCAACTGCGCCTGCGCCTGCTGCGTCACCGATGGAGTCTGGTATTGCTAGCCTTCCTGCTCCTGTGATGGATAACGCCGAGTACGCTGGTGGTGGCATCGTGGCGTTTGCGGAAGCTGGCTCTACTGGTGCTAGCAAGAAAAATGAAAAGCGTCCGCTTACTCCGGAAGAAGAAGCGGAATATCAGAGACTGAGCCAGTATATTAAACAATCTATTGCGCCAAGGACACAAACGTCTATATGGGAAAATTTTGGTGGCCCATTGGCTGAAACATCCTCGGCTCCACCGCGAGATCCTGCGGTAGATAAAGTATTGGATCGTTTTGAACCGCGCTATAAAGAGTTAAAAAATATTCGTGACGAGTGGGAAGCAGGCACAAAGGAACGTGAAGCTGTCGCAGGGGCTGAGCAACTGTCTCAACAAGCGGGACTCGGCGCGCTCCCCGCTGCTCCCAACGTTGCTACTGAAAAGAAAGCTAAGGGAATTTCTTCACTTGACCCCGGCTTGGCTCAGTATTTTAAGCAAGACACGACTGGCGGCGGGGGAACTCCTAAGCTGGGGTCTATGCGTGGTGCCACGACTCCCCTGCAAGAATATGTCAGGAAACTTGAGGCTGAGATTCCCAACGATGCTGCCCGCAAAACTGCTATCGACGCTTCTCGTAAAGAGTCCGAAGCGGCAGGTATTGGGGCGGCTGACAAACGTGCTGAAGCGCTACGTAAAGACGAGATGGAGGAACTTAAGTCTCGTAAATCCGAAGACCGCCGCATGGCTCTGGCAGAAGCTGGGTTCAGAATGGCAGAAGCTGCGTCTCAGTCCGGTGCTAGTCTCCTTGGCTCTGCGGCATCAGGCGCTAGCGGGTACATAAAGTCGGTTAAGGAATCCCAAGCCGAACAGCGTAAAGCCCAGAAAGAACTTAGTAAGGCCGAAATTGAAATTATGCGTTCCAACGAAGCGCGTGAGGCGGGTCATATTGCTAAGGCTGATGCACTTAAGACCACCGCCACTGCTCGTTTTGACAAGGCGCAGGGTATGCTTATGGAAGCAGACTTCGAGGCTCGCAAGGCTGAGTACGTGACAAACGGGAACATCCTCGCTGCTCAGTTGGCTCAAGCGGGCAAGAATGACGTGGCGCAAGAGTTTGAATATGCATACATGAACGCTATCAAGCAGAATAAACAGGCCGATGCTAAGAAGATCTATGACCATTACATACAGCTAGTTCCGTCTGTTGCCGCTGCTATGGCTGCTAACTCGCCTTTTGCTGGATTGGGTAATAACCCTGCTGGTGGGGGTGGTGGTAATAACGGCTTTAAATATGTTGGTTCGCGCCCACAATAAGGTACAAAATGCCTATCTATGATGTTGAGGGGCCAGATGGACGCATTCATTCCGTTGAAGGCCCGGAAGGAGCAACACCTGAACAGGTAATTGCGGTTGTTAAACAACAGCTTGGTATCGGCGCTGCTCCCCCCGCCACTGAGAAATCTGGCTTCTTCGGTTCCCTTGCCAACACTGCGGGTACGCTGGGTTCTGCCCTGAGTGCTATTGGTTTTGCTGGCGCAGATACTCCTGAAGAAGAAAACCAGACGCGAGAGCAACTCATCGCTGATGAGACTCCTGAGGGAATTGGCACAGCGTTTTCGGATATTGAAGATGCTTCGTCTGCGTGGGACTGGTTCAAGCAGACCGCTGGTTCGTCGCTAGGTTTCCTTGTCGCCCCCGGTGTCGCTGCCACTGCCGCTGGGGTGGCAAAACTACCCTTTCTTCCCGCTAAAGCAGTGGGCTATGGTGTCCTTGGCGCGCAATACCTTATCTCCAACCTGACCCGTCAGGCGCAAGAGCAAAAGGCTGCTATCGAAGCGGGCGAAACGCCCAACACGACTAGCCTTGGTAAGGCAATCATCGCCTCTGCTGCTCAGACAGGTCTAGACGTTTATCAGTTCGGTACGGTCTTTGCGCCAATCGTTTCCAAGTTTCCCGTGCTGGGTAGGTTGGTAGGGCAAGAGGGCAAGGAAGTTGCTAAGCGTACCGAAAAAGAACTTGTCGAAGCGCTAGACCGTGGTGAGTTCTCGATTAGTGGCGGTATCGCTCGCGGTATGTTGGGCGGTGCGGCGTTTGAAATCCCGCAAGAAATCGCTCAGCAGATGCTTGAGCGATGGCAGTCTGATCAGCCCTTGACCGGCGAGGATGCTGCACAGGAATACCTTGAGGCTGGCGTTGGTGCCCTTGCTCTCGGTGGCAGCATGGGCGCGCTTAACGGGTTTATTAAAACAGCGTCGGAAAAAGCTGAAGCCCAGCAGGCCAAGGACGATGAGCTTATAACCGCTCAGGATGCTTATAACAAAGAGAGAGACGAGGCTCAACGCATTGCTCAAGCAGAGGCTGACCGCCAAGCTGAGTTGAATTCACTGTCCAAGGACGCGCCCGAAGGAAAACTTAAGGGTACGGAGGCTGTTGCTAAGCTGTTTGAAGACGCCAAAGCGTTTGCTGCTACCTTGCCCGAAGGCTACGAAGCCGACTGGAAGGAAGCACTTAACAAGCAATTCCCCAACCTTGAGCCGGGGTACGATAATTGGTTGCTTAAACAGTTTACGGAAAAGGACGTCGCTTACAAAGATCGCTCCGGTGTCTGGACGCAGGGCAAGAAGGTACCGAAGGATCAGCAGGCTCCTAAGCTTGAACTCCCTAAGGAAAATTATATTGACCTTCAACAGAAGGCGATGGAGTTCCTAAAGACCCTGCCTCCTGAGACGGAGAAAGATCAATGGAAGAGAGCGCTTACGAAGGAGTTCAACCTCTATCGTAATAAAGCCTACCCCGAAACGTTGCTTAAAGACGCGGTAAAAAACTTTCCAGACCTTTTTCATTACACGGGCTGGGACGAAACCAAGCTTTTTAATCAGGGGCCAAAGCCCAATACAAGTGCTTTCAAGGCGCGGAAAGATCTGCTGGTCGATGCTTATAAGAAAGTCATCGCCGCTGCACCTCTTTCTGAACGTGGCTTTCATAAGACGGAACTCAAAAAGCTATCAAGCGCGCCTAGCGTTGCTGCGCTTGATAAAGCTGAAACGGAACTCAAGCCGACCATCGACAAGTACACGGGTTACGTTGTTGACGGTCTGAAGGCCCGTAACGAAACTACTAAGAAGCTCGATGCTCTTGTTCGTCGTAACCAAAAGGATGCGGACTTTGCTGCCACATTTGGCCCCAAGGTCAAGGAACTTGTTGGCAAGGTCACTTCACTGTATCGCGGCACGGGCGGTACCGACGCCCTGATGTGGACGATTGATGAGGATACTGCACACCGTGAAATTGCGGAAACTGAGCTTCCCGCACTAGAGCAAGCCACTACTGCTTACGATGAGAAGTTCAAGGCTGACACCGAAGCTGCTAAGGTTTTGGCAAAGGCGCAGAAAGAACAGGAAGCCGCCGCTGCCAAGGCAGCAAAAATTGCGGAGCGTGCCGCAGCAAAAACCGCCGCTGAACAAGGTAAGGCGGCAAGCAAGACCAAGGCTGAAGCCGACAAGGCTGCGGCAAAGGCACAGCGTGATGCGCGTCAGCAGACAGCGGTAACCAACGTCCTTACGGCGTTCACCAGCAACCCAGAGTTTGCTGACCGCAGCAAAGCTATCCCCCTGACTGCAACCAAAATTGCTGAGATTACCGGGCTTAACCGGATGACCGAAGCTCCTGCGGTGCTGTCTGCTCTCCAGAAAGCAGGACATATTGAAAAAAGTACGGCGGGCAAGGGATACTCCATCCCTGCCAATAAGAAAGGAAAGCCTAATGCTGGGCCAGTCAACCCTGATAATGGAGCTAACGGTGCGGCAACTGGAGCTGGCACTACTGGCACTGCACGAAAGAAGGGTGCCGCGAACCAAGGCACTAAAGAAGCTGGGGCCGCAGGAGTGGATGCTACTGTCGCACCTCCTACAGGAGCTGATGTTGGAAAAGCAGCGGATGGGAGTTCACTAAAGCCCAAGACGCCAAAGCCACCGAAGCCACCGAAGCCACCGAAGCCACCGAAGCCCCCGAAGCCATCACAGGCTCGCACTGCTGAAGAAATTACCAAGGAGGCTGGTGAGCTTTTTAGTCAGGGGCACATAGAACCGCAGGAAGCCAAACGCGCTGAGAAGCTTATCAAGGCAGGTGAACTAAGTCTGGCTGAGACTATTGTTGGCATGGCGCGCAAGGCGCGCGAGGTTGCTGAGAAAGCTAAGGCTGAGACTGCCGCTGAAGAAAGCACTGCACCTGAGGTTGAAGAAGAAGAAGAAACTAAGGAACAGCGCGAAGCGCGTGAGGCTGCTGAAGCAACTGCACAGCGTAAGGCTGAGATAGCGGAGCAACAGCGCAAGGCTGCGGAAAGGGAAGAAGAGGAAGGTGACGGGCGTGCGCTTGCTGGCACGATGCGCGATGAAATATCAGCGCAAGAAGTTGATAACGTAGAGACAGCGATAGATGAGTCAAAGGGTGAAGTTGCTCCGTTCTTGGACAAGCTTGCTAAGCTTGTTCCGGATAAGTTGTATAGTTATCTTTCGCAGCTTCTTGCTGACCGCTACCGTGAGTTGCAAAAGCTCGGCGTTGGTACGTCCATAGAAATCACTGACACTATTACGGACGAAAACGGCAAGCCTGACAAAGACTATGCGGGTGTAGCTAAGTCAAATAAATCTACCCGTTTTAGAGGGCTTACTTCCTCTGTACACCTTCAGCTTCGTAATAATAATAACGATATTAGTTGGCGTACTGGCAATAGGGGTAGGCTTGGAAGCGACGGTAGGAATTATCTGACCGCACTGCATGAGGCGATGCATGGCGTGACGTTGGGGCTTATCGATCTTCCGAACTCTTTGCTGCCTGAGAATGTTGTCCGTTCCAAAGCGGAACTTGAAGCCATCCTTAAAAAAGCCAAAGCTGCTATTGAACGTATCAAGCGTAAACCTTCTCACACATGGACAGCTACCGAACAAGCTGCTATTACCCTAAGCAAGTCTAACGCTTTTAACGATATACATGAGTTGGTAGCGCAGACGTTTACCAACTATGACATGCAGCGGTTCCTCAACGATATCAAACACCCCGCCAAGGGTGGTTGGCGTACGCTGTTCAACGATTTTATTGCCGCGATCAAGAATGCTATCGGGTTCAACGTTAAGGATGACTCTGCACTCCTTGCTACAATCAAAGCTACCAGCGTTTTGATGAACGCTGATCTGTCTATTGCTTACACTGCTTCCACTGATAGTCAAACAGCAGGGCGCGCAGCGCCTATGGCTAAGCGTACTAAAAAGGTCAATACTGCTCCACCCTACCGTAACGAGACCCACGAACAACGTGCTACACGAAGGGCTGGGCAGACGAATGCCAAGGCGCGGCGTGAAGAGGGGGTGCGTGAGGCGAGCAAGGCTCTTATGACTGAGAGCGGTTATGAGGAAGTAGTTCGTAAGTTTCAGAACGACCGCCGCCCCATAAAGCAGCTTCAAGACTTCTTAGAGAAAGCTAAGAGGCTAATCACGACTGGAGACTTTAACAATCTCTTTGACCACATCACTTTGTCTACAGGTAAAGCGTTTAACGCTATGACCGAGTATATGCAGGGTCATATGGCTAGCCTTGACCGTGCTATCCTTAAATATGCTGAAGCGCGTGGCATCGACACCAAGTTGGCTTTGGGTTATCTCCAGACCTACTTCGAGGCGTTGCACGAACGTGAGCGTCGCGAAATCAAGTACTTGATGAACGTCCCACTGAACACCAAAACCGTTACTCAGCTTGACCAGACTGTCATTCCGCAACAGTCTCCGCTATACAATCTTAAGGCGTCCGCTGCTGAACTGCGCGAGCGGATCATTGCTGAACTTGCCACCAATAAGGATCTTGTTAGTAACGGCTACGCTGATAAATACCGTCAAGCCCTGAGGGAACTCATAGAGCGTAACCCCAAGACAGTTACCCGTGCGGATGGCTCTACCTACAAGGTAGGTCAGTTTATGGATAACACGGTGGACGGCGCGTCTACTGTTACTGACGTCCCAGTAGCCAATATGTCGTTCGATATTAACGACCGTGTCTACGACGTAATTGGTGCGTACTCGCAAGCTCAGATAAAAGAAGACCTTGATGCTTATAATAATGATAAAAACAAAGCTAAGGTTGATGAAATCTACAAGCATATGGAGCGGTTGCAGGAAGCCACAATCCGTTTAGACAAAGAATCTAACTATTGGTCTAAGCCCGTAGATAACATCAAGCATTTTTACGGCTGGAATCATTATATTCCAATGAAGGGCAAAGGTGAGGTCCGCGTTCACGCAAGCGACGCCCGCTTTGACTACAGCAGTCGGCGTCTTGGTGCGGGCTATAACGACTTGGGCGGCGAGTTCCGTGGGCGGTCTTCAGACTCTGACAACCCTGTGTTGCAGACCATGGTTGATGCTACTAAGGCAGCGTTGCGCTATGGGCGTAAGGACGTTACTACTGCACTAAAGAACCTTATTAATCAAAAGCACATCAAGGGCAAGCTGTTCGCGAAGATTTCTTTCCGCGACCGTTACCGTTCAGAGCTTGCCTTTAACCCAACTTCCGATAGGTTTTTCTTCGTCTACAAACCTGACGGCATGATCGAAATCTACGAAGTAGAAGACAAACGGATGAAGGAAGCCATTCGACGTTCTCACACTGAGCAGCAGCCGCTCGTTAACTTGGCAAACAACATCACAGGCGCAATCGGACACTTGCATACCCGTTACAACATGTCCTTCCACCCGTACAACTTTGTACGTGACGCCCTGACCAACGCCTTTACCATGGGCGCAGAAATGGGCCCGCTGAAGGCAGCGAAGTTGCTTCAAGCCGTAGCAGTGCGTGTCGGTCAAAGCGGCGCTATGACCAAGGCGATGAAAATCTCCAGACTCTACGCTGCTGGCAAGGTCAGTGAGATTCGCGCCATGGCAAAAGATGACACCTTCGTGCAGGAAGTACTTGAGTACCTTCTAGAAGGTGGTCGAATCGCTTACATCCAAGGCTTGTCTAACAAGAGTCAGGCGCAGGAGATGCTTAAGGATATCGAGCGCGGGGACTTCTCGCGCCACAAAGAAGTGTTCGACAAGTGGGTGGACACTTGGGGCGACGGCTTTGAGTTCACAAGCCGCGCCGCTACGTATGCCGTGATGAAGTCAGAGTATATAGCACAGGGTATGACTGAAGCAGAGGCCCGCACACGCGCCGCTTCTTACTCCAAGAACCTTGCTAACTTCGAGCAGGTGGGTCAGTACGGTCGCCAAATGGGTGCGATGTACATGTTCTTCCGTCCTGCTATCACAGGTGCTGTGCGCGCTATTGACGCACTTAAGCCCGCTTTCCAGAGCGTGGATAGTTTTCTTGAGTCGGTTCCTGAGTCACTGCGCGGTGACGCAGAAGCTATGGAGAATCTCCGGAAGGACCATCTTGCCAAGAAGAAGAACGCGCAGCATATGATTTATAGCTTGCTGGGTATGGGTGCCACACTCTACCTGATGGCTATGCTTGCCTCCGATGATGATGAGCAGGGACGTAACAAAACCCAGATTGATGACATGGCGTTGTGGACACGCAACATTCGTCTACCGCTGGATATGTTTGGCGACAAGGATAGTTACCTACAGATTCCATGGGGCTTTGGTCTTGGTGCCTTTGGTGCCATGGGCGCGCAAGTGGCGGGTGTGGCGTTCGGCAAGACTTCTATCATGGAAGCAATGCCTAACTTCATCTCGATCGGTCTTGACTCCTACATGCCTATTCCGTTCGAGCGTATCGACCCAAAGGAGAACTTCTCAGCGTTTGCTATGGGGTCGATGGCTCCGTCTCTTGCGCGTCCGTTCTTGGAGTGGGCAATGAACGTGGACAGCCTTGGTCGCGAAATCTACAACAACAGGCTTAATAAGTATGGCGATGCCTTCACGGGTGGAGCCAATGTGCCAGAAGCTTACCGTGACCTCTCGCGGTGGATGTTGAAGAAGAGCAACGTCGGCATCGATGTACAGCCGACTACCTTGCAGTTTTGGGCGAACAACTACGCCGATGGTATCGCCCGTATCGGGCATGGTTTGTACGGTCTGAATCAGTACTTCAGTGGTACCAAGCAGTTGGACGTTAAGGCAGACATCCCGCTGCTCAGTAGCTACATTGGTCGTAAGAGTAATTATGACGGACGTGAGTTTTCGGCTATTGAAGGGCAACTAAAGGAAGAGTCAGCTCGGCTTACGTCACTAGAGTTTCGACCGGAACTGTACCGTAGGTATGTCAAGGATCATCCTTACATGCCACTTGTTGTAGGCCATTTCAACAAGGTTGTGAACAACCAGCTTAAGGACATCCGTTCGATGAGGAAGGAAATTGAAGCGTCCGACCTGCCAGCTATTGTTCGCAAGGAACAGCTTGACGCGATTCGCATCAACGAAAACTATATTAAGCGAAACTTGATTAATCTGTACCGGCAGTACGGGATAAAACCCTAGCGTACCCGCCACGCCCTGATGCCTATGCAGCCGTCCTTGGTGGTTGCATAGGCTTTTACCTTCATACCTTCTTTCTTCGCCCCGGTATCGATGAGGTAGATCATCTCGCCAATCTTAACCGTGGGGATGAAGAAGCTATCGCCTACTCCCATCCCCTGAAACGGAAACACCCACTCCGGTTCCTCAAGCCGTGGCATCGTCATCCAGTCCAAGGTTGTTAAACCCGTAGACCGCGATGGGGGATGAGGTCATGCCTGACCATCCATTAGCTAGACGCTGCTTTCCGGAAAAAGTTAGGATGCCTTGATTGGTCATGGATTCTTCAAACTCTCGGGTACTTACTTGCAGCTCTGCCAGATACTTCTTGAACTCTGTCTTTGATACATAGTATGTACCACCAACTTCCTTACGAGCCACGAGCGAAGCGTATGGTTCCTTGACCACGCGACCGTTGTCGATGACCAGCGTACCTGTTTGAAACTTACCGTTGAACTCACCGATAAGATCCTTGTAGTCGATGTTGTTGATCTTGATGGTCTTGTCGCGGATGTCCTTGATATGGGCAACCACCGTCCTGTAGATGCGTTCCAAGTCGAGGGTCACGATACCAGCCGTGCAAGCTAGTTCTCCACCTGCCATGGTCGCGCCAACCATGTTGGCATAGAAGCGGTAGGTGTTGTCGTTGCCAAAGTCGGCGTCGAATCGGGCAATCCACTTCTCTATCATTAGCTTGGTATCCACCCAGCCTATGGAGAAGATCTTGCCAACGAAATCAAACACCGCATGTCCATAATTATTACGGAACACGTCAAAGATCTCTCGCCCTAGCTCCGGGTTCTTGGTCAACGGTACAGGTTTGGGGATTGTGAACTCGATGATTCGGGCTACCTCACCGTCCGGCGCTGCCTTAAACATGGTCAGCTTGTCGTACATGGACTGGTTGGAAGTAAAGGTCGAGATGAGCGATGCGCTCTGCTCTATCTCGCGCACAGCGTTCACGCTGGCTTGCATCCGGAGTTTGCCCTTACCCTGACTGATGTTATGCAGGAGGTTAGACAGGCTCTCAGGCTTCTTGTTGGACGCTTCGTCAATGCCCAGCGGGATGTTCTTCAAGCCCAGCATCCAGCCTGTTAGGGCGTTCTCTGTGGCGCTCTTCTCACCCGCCAATGACAGTCCCTTGGGGTCACCGTAGATACTCAACTGAGCGTACAGCGCACCCGTCTTGGCGTTACCTGACGGGCCTGTAAGGCATAGCGCACCGCCGCTTGTGGAGGTTAGGTGCATCAGCGCAGAGCCGAACCCAGCGAACATGGTGAAGGCGTGTAACTCGAAGCCGACTATATTCAACTTGTTGGCGGCTTCCTTCCACAGGTCATAACTCCCCTCAGTGCGGAGAAGCTTGGCTTGGGCGTTGACCATGGGGCTAGGGGCGGTCTGTATCACCTTGCCGTCGTTCCGGATTTCCCGGTGCCCAGCAACGAACCCTGTCTTATCATCTGTCCAGCCCATCTGCATACGCATCTGCTCGGCGGTCTTGGCGTTAATCATGTGTTGGTTCCACTTTACAAAATAGTCAGCAATGGTAGGTATGTGCCGGGGGAAGAAGGACGCCTCTACGCTACCCAACACTTCCTTAAGTTTGTCAACCGCATACACTGTCTTCATGTGCAGGGTGAACTCGCGGATACCGTCGTTGGGCAGGTGAAGCCGCATCAACAGCGCAGCGCCGTCTATTGGACTGAACATACGTTTGACCGGATAGATGTCATGGTTAAACAGTAGGATAGGATCATCCTGCATGACATCACCCTTCTTGCTTACCTTGGGCGGGGGGATGAAGTATATGCCACCCTCATTGCCACGGACGTAAGGTCTCAGCGAGGCGGGGAAAGCAGGAATAGCTTCGGGATTCGATTCCTCCCGAACTGCGTTCTCCTCGGTAGCCTCCGGGGCTTCTTTGAGGTGTCGCCCAAGGGCGAGGGGGTTGGTAATCTTTCCTCTGAAAGGGCACCCTTCACATCCACCGGGGTTGCGGGACTCGATGGCGACGCAACTATGCGGCTTTCCATGGGTTTCGTTTGCCTTATGCAGCGTGTCAGCCGCATTGTATTTTGGGTATTCTCTAGACAACTCATGGATGGACTCTTCCCAATCCACACAGTGGCGTGCAATTGACAGTCCTGAGTGCCACAGGGGCTCCTCAAGGTTTGCTGCGTTCTCGATCATGTACTTGATCTGATTGCAGCCCTCGCCGTTTATGCTCTTGCTGGCGATGATGTCAAACAAAGTCTCAAGGTTGTCTGTCTTGAGTATCTGCTTCGTATCTTCGTCGAGCCCCTTGGGAGCCGCTGCCAATATTTGCAGGAGTTCCTGCGAAACAGTCGGTTCAATGACGCCAAGGAAATCTTTGAATGCATCAAAGCTGTACTGATCGCTCTCATTAAAGAGCAGACTAGTATCACATGGCGGGGAATATTTATAGTTGGTGGTGAATGGAGCGCGCATGATACGCGCAGCGTCCGCAGTCACTGCCATGTCGATAGGTATTATGCTCGACACCTTCGCCTTGAACTTCTCGGCGTAGGGCTTCCACTCGCTGATGGGGATGTCAGCGTCGAATACCCAGTAGGCATGGACGCCACCACCGGAGTCCACCACATAGGGCATAGGCATCTCGGTCTCAGTGATGAGATGGTCGAGCGCCTCCAAGGCTTCTTCTTTAGTGTCATAGCCCTTGCCATCACCGACATCCAAGTCGATGAAGAACGACCGCGAGTACATGGCATTCGCTGCCATGCGGCTAAAGTTCTTGAAGGAAGCGGGGGCTACAAAGATGTTCTGTCTGTCTTGCTTAAGATCCTCGATGAGGTTGATGAGCGCGTCGAGCGACTCGGCGAAACGATTGTAAGCTTGTTTGTCAGTGCCAATAACCGTTAAGCAATAGACGCCCTGCGATGGCAATACTTTCTCATAGAATTGTTTTAGCATACCCGCAGAGATAAAAAAGGCGGGGAGTGCCCCGCCTAGTGAAAGGATAAAACCGTGTTAGATCAAAGACGCCGCCCCAACATGGTCTCGATGTAATGCTTCGACTGCTTGGCGTTGGTGACGGGCAAGTCGCCAGCCTCCATATCCTTCTCCACCAAGCTAATAAATACGTCAATCAACTCATGCCGCTTCCGCAAAATCTTCGACCCACGGAACCAACTGTGGATAGTTGCCCGTGATACATCGAACGCCTTAGCGACATGAGCCGTGCCAAGATTTGCCCGTACACACGCACGGGCTAACCGCGCCCCAATGGCGTCATCCTCCTTGGAGAATAATTCCATAAGAAACTTCTGACTGTACGGACGGGCCATGGCTTACTTCTTTTTCCACTTGTTGATAACCGACACAGCATCGCTGCTGGGCGCGGTCGGTGTCGACTGACGCAACACAGGTTCCTGCACAGCAGGTTGCAGCGCAGAGAAGTCCACCGGAGCCTCGACCTCAACCTCTTCAACCGCTACCGAACCACCGTCCGACTGATAGACAGTCAACTTGATAGCCTTATCGGCAGCGTCGCTCTTACCCTGACGGGCGAGGGCATCGAGGTCTTCAGCGTTGATAGGCGCGATGGGTGAGAACAGCAGACGGGGCACCGATGCCTTAGTGTCGAACTGCATCTTGGTCACAACACGCGATGCGCTAATGTTGTTATTAGCCAGCATCTGCACATACGCCTTGAAGGGCCAGCGACCAGCATCCTCGTCACCAAAGACGGACGTAGCCGGGAGAACCAACTGCATCACATCCCCGGTCGGATCCTGCGGCAGCACCACAGCGGTACGCCACGACAGACGGCAAGCGGTACCCGTACCACCCTGACCCGAACCCTTGACGGACATGGGGCACTCGCGGCACGAAGAAGCCCTCGGGCTCTTGACCGTGACGTCAGGCGTCTGCGCGTCCTGCGACCAGCAAGCCGGAGAAATCTTGACGCCCTTCTGATACGCGCCAGCGTAATAGGTACGCGACGGGTTGTGCGACATCTTCACGAAGATGACGTTCATGGAGCGGTCTTCGACCTCGGCAACCTGCTTGCCACCGATGTACTTGCGAAACACGCCGCCGTCGATGCTAAGACGCTTGGCACCGCTGTTGCCAGCAACTGCGCGGGTATCGTCATCAACGCCAGTCTGAATGGCGGCGACCGAACCCTGAAGCATAGTGATGATTTCATTAGCCATGATTGTTATTCCTTACTTACTAGACTTACGTACGGTGATGCCAAACTCGCGCATCACGTTAACACCCGGAGGCAACCCTTCCCCTTCATGGTCTTCCATGAACGTCTTGAAGTTACCCTGATGAATCCTGCGCTCAAGGCAGTCAACCGCATCGTTCTCGCGGATGAACGTCTTGAAGTTGTCCCAGTCGCTGCAAATGAACCGCTCCTTAAGAGCGCGAATCACAGTGCCGTGCTGAGTGTTGATGCTGTTGGCGTTCATGCCGTTGCAGATGTCCAACAGCGCAGCCTCGATCTGAGTCATGTCCTGCTTAAGTACAAGGTCATGTTCTTCAAACTGCTGCTTGAGTCGGTCGCGCTCATTCCGGATGGCGAGGTACGCTTCCACTGACTCTTCGAGATTGATCTGACTATCCATACTAAATTCCTAACTCCTGACGATATAGGTCAACTAACTGATGGTGCATATCTACCTTGCTTCGCAGCATGGTGTAGACCTTACGCTCTACATCTGAGCCTTCGAGATGAACAACCGTCATGGTGTTCTTCTGACCGACTCGGTCAATACGGGCGATGCACTGGAGATACGTTTCAACTGACATTACTGGAGACCAAAATACTACTGTGTCCGCTGCCGTCAAGGTCACACCATGCGATGCTGCTTGCGGCTGGATGATTAGAACTCGCGGATTTTCTTGCGTCTGAAACTGTTGGATGATGTCGCCACGTTCTTTCGCGCCAACACTACCTTGGATAACTGCATTGTTTACATGAATACTGTCGAGGTGTCTCTTAACTACATCTATGGTATGAGTGTAGGGAATGAATACTAAAACCTTGTTATCTGTTTCGTCAAGTACTTCTTCCAACGCTTTTAGGCGTGGCGAGACATCAAACTCAACGACATCCTTCTTGTCCGTATACACTGCGCCGCCGCTGATTTGCAGCAACTTCGTCATGCCAGCAGCAGCGTTCACTGCACTGATCTTCTCTCCCGCTGCCTCGATTAGCATCTCGCGTTTCAGTGCTTTGTAGTACTGCATCACCTGCGGCGTAAGCGGAATGAGTCTCGTTTGATATGTGATGTCGGGAAGATCAAGACACTCAGACTTTGTATAACGGATAGCGGGCTGTAACGCAGCGAACACCTCGTCCCTAGCGTACTGCTTGGGTATCCACTTGAAGCGAGTCATCTGCGTCATCACGCGATCGCGCCAAGCATTCATGTACCTCGGTACACGGGTTGGTGCAATCATCTTAGCCAAACCAAACGCATCCAACGGCGACTGCGATGCGGGAGTACCCGTCATCATCCACAACTTGGTAGATGCCTTCACAAGTTTCGCCAACGTACGCCAACGCTTGGAACCATTGTTCTTATAACTATTAGCCTCATCAACAATGATAAGGTCAAAGCCAGCGTTCTCGATAGCGTCGCGTATCACGTTCACACCATCGTAGTTGATGATGACGAAGTCATAGTTGTCGTTGACTATCTTGGTACGCTTGTCTGCATTACCGTACGCCACGGCGCAGGTACGGTGCATCGCAGTGTTGAACACGTCCGCTTGCCACGCAGAGAACATGATGGATAGCGGGCAGATGACCAGCACACGCTTCACCTTGCCGATGCTCATCAAGTAGTCCGCAGCCCAAATGGCTGCACTCGTCTTGCCTGTGCCAGCCTCGTTAAAGCAGAACGCACGGTCACGCAGCGACAGGAACGACGCTGTACTCTTCTGATGCTCGAAGGGCTTGTAGATTCCGGGCCATGTATAGTCGCGCACCATGGGCGACGGGATGGCGGGGATCTTCGGGTTCGGCTGGAAGGTATCCAACGAACGCGCGAGGAACGAAGTCTCGTCAAAGTCCCAACATACCAACAAGTCATCACCGACTTGCTCCGTACGCTCGAACTTGGTCGTCACATCGTTTGCTACTGTCGGCGGCACATACAACTGAATGGCGGCGTTATCAATGATTTGCATGACTACCCTTTACTAAATAAGTTGACCCTTGACGGGGGTCAGGCGGTCTACGCAGGGACAGGAGGCGACCATACGGCGCGTATTTTCCCTCGTAAACTGACATGGTTAGGAGAATAGATTCACCTTTGGCGGTTGTTACGCGGAGTCCGGGTTAAAGGAATCCACCGCCGTGCCCACTCATGCCGTACAGCACTAGACCTTTATCTTACGTTTTCCTTTTGGAATGTCAAGCGCAGAAGCGGGTTTGTGATTAGATTTTCGCTTGTAACTGCGGTTTTCGCTCGGTGTCTGAAGGGTGACACCGTTGGCATTGCTGCCACCGGAGGACAGAGCCTTGACGTGCGATACGTCCTTGCCCTTACGGTCTATACCTTGTGCATCCAATGAACGTCGAGCGCGTTGGCGTTCTGCTCGTTCAGGGTTCTCGTCACGCTTCTTCTGCATGGCGTACTCATGTGCATAGGGTCTCGACTTGTTTACGTACGGCATTGCTATCCCTTGTTGTATTGGCAGGTTGTCACCGGACACCATCCGCACAGCGGAGAAGGATTTGCAGTCCACGTATCGGTGTCCATGGCGATACGCAACCGTGTAAGCGAGGGAGTGAAGAACTCCCACAAGTCGCCTGTTTGTTCTCGGCTGTAGTTTTCATCGATAAACATATTATGAGCGACAAAAAGCAAACCAGCCTTAATTTTCCGTACGGAGTTATGGTGCGCGAACGTCATCAACGCCATCAACTTTAACTGCTTCAGGTCAGGGTAACGCGCACTGCCAGTCTTGTAGTCCACAATATAAGCAGTGTCGCCATCGATGACCAAGAAGTCCACGATACCCCTGACCCAGTAATCCTCAGCATCGAAGTCGCACGGAGTCTTGTTCTCTCGCAGTGCCATCTTGAGTTCGGGATGGCGGGTGCCTTCAATCTCAAGCAGCGGGTCAACCATGGCGCGATAGCGTTCATAGTTCTTAGCGAGAGGAATCCCATCCCTCACATAGTCTTCAAGGGCTTTGTGTACCACTGTCCCATAATTCATCTGCTCGGTTACCTTCTTGGTAAACCGCTTATGAATCTTGACCTCGTTATATTGGCGAGGGCAGGTAGTGAAATCCTTCAACCCACTGAACGACCACTTAATCATGCCTACCTTACCTTAGTGTATGCCCTGTAATAATGGGCACAGTTGGCTACCGACTTTGCAGGTTGGTAACCCGTGACTTCGATCCGTCCATACTCCTGCCAGTCCTTGAGATGGCTACGCGCCATGCCACTCCAGCAGTTGGGGTGATGCGGGTTGGATAGCCCGCCTTTGGCGACGGCTTTCCGCATGTCCTCGCCTAGAAACGTTGTTCCCAGCGGGAGCGTTTCAAACCAAGCACAGATGAGAGTATGGTAATTGTACTTCCACTCCGTGTATTCGTGGCTAAGGACGCGCTCGACGCCTTCGTCCCGCGCCTCTTTCGCTTTGAACAAATCGTACTGCACAGGCGGCGTATCCATCTCAGCACACTCCATACGACTGACCATACTTAGCCTCGCAAGCAACCGGGAGTCCCGCTGCCCACTGAGGTGTAGCAGACATTATACCAATTATATGTTCAAGGGCTGGCATGATATCGGCTTCCGGTACCACACAGACAGCGGCGTCGTGTACGGTCAACGCGACAGGATATGTCTTGCTGATCTCGACCATCTGCTCACCGACAACGATACGGGCGAGTGCCTGTACGACGTTCTCGACCATGGCTCCACCCCAAATCGACACAGTCCCACGGCGGGAGTCATAGACTTTCTTGCCTTCAACTAGCCGTAGGTTGGGGTATCGTATATACAAACCATTAGGGAGAAGAATACCGTCTTGGGTAACAGCCACGGCTCCAGTGCTACCTAGAATAAAGGGAGCCTTTACACCATTCATCATGGCGTCGAGGGCTTGGTCGCACTCTTTCCACAGGTTAACAATGTGGTAGTTAACACTCCTGTATAGGTCAACGTACCCCTTGCAGGTTGCCACGGGTAGGTCGGCACCGGGCGGCGAGGTCTTCAGCGTGTGCCGTAACTTTTCAGCACCA